CCATTGACAACGCGGTCACAAGTTCGCGTCCGCTGTTGACGTACAAGGAATAGCCGCTTCTGTCGTAGTTCCACGGACCTGGTGTGTGTTTAATAGCTTCTCTGCTCATTGCTCCCTCGCTTTCAGCATCGCGTCTGCCATTTTGTAGTAACGCCTTGCACTATCTTCCATCGTTTCCCCGTTAGCTCCAGCAACTTCAGCAGCCCAGTCGCCCTGCATCGCCTTGGCTGCAAGGTAATCACGCAGGGACATGCCTGACTGGATTAGGTATGAATGTGCAACGGGAAACGCTGCCCCACCATCTGTTGGTGTCTTTGCATTCTTGTTCTCGCTCATAATTTACCCTCATCCAACCGGTGGTCGCCACACCAGTCCATGCCGAAGACGGCTGGGAAGCCACCCATCGTGGGTGCATGTCTGCGACACCGACCAAACGACCCCTTCTCAGTGGAGATAGGCGCTCCCGCCTTAGGGACGTACCACATGCAGGTCTGACAGCGCATACCAGCAGAGCGGTTCTTCCAGGGGTCCTTGATTTCAAAAGGACCTTTAGCGGTCGGCCCTTCAAAGTTAGGGACAAAATTAGGGATAGTGCTTGCGTTACTTGTGCTCATCATTTAACTCCAAATGTCTCCAGTGCTTGGCGTAGTGCTTCGATTGGCGGCGCTGGAAGTGGCATCCAGTGCGACGGCTCACCTTCGTGAATTGCCACCTCTGTGTAGTCGTCCCAGTTGTCAATACACTCGTACCAGCCACCTTCTAAGCCCACGCCATCGCCATCTATTTCTGTAGCCTGCTCGTCTGTTAGCCACCTTGCTATCACCGTTCTACCTACGTGAAGACGGTTCTTGTAAAACAAGATCACTTTGCGTCCCGTCTTCGGCGCTGACTCAATCGGCTGCCACGCTACCGGCTCTTGCTCTGTCTCCAGTGCTTGGCGTAGGGCAGTGATGGCTTGCTTTCTGCTAACAAGTCCAGCATGACTTATTGGATCACTCTCCAACGCCTCCAGAGCCAATTGCATAGCGCTCATGCTTGATCGTTGTCCAGCAGTTTCCATTCTTCACCCTCCTTCACTGTCTTTTTTGCGTCGTTCATACCGGCCTTCCAGCCTGCGATAAAAGCCGTGTAAAAGTGGCCCTTGGATTTAGGATTGAGCCCCTGGAGCCTTGCAAAGGCCTCCCAGTCGGTTTGCATACTCATACCGTTACCTTCCCTTCGGTGCGCAAATTGGCCTGCTCTGAGCGCCATACGTCCACCCTGGCCTGGGCGGCGATCAGCTTCCAGCGTAGCTCCTCCTCGATCTCGACTGCTTTTCGGATACCGTCCAAAAGCTCGATGTATTCCGGGTGCGCGTAGGCGTCCCTTTCCTGGGCGTTTACGGTCGTCTCCATAGAAGACTGCATGAGCAAAGCTTTCTTGGACTTGCGGAACTCCTCGAGATAGATCCTTTGGGCCTTTGCGTCGGCAAACTTCTGGCCATGTTTGATGATGTAATCAATCGCTTGATGCGGGTCATGCTTCATAAATTCTCACTTTCACCATGCCTCCTATGGTTGTTCGGTAGATTCTTAGGTCATCGATCTGGCTGTCGTCCTCCCATATGCCCGCGTAGGTCAGGGCGTCAAGCAAGCTTTTGAGGATGTTGTCCAGGTCGCGCTTGCGCCTGTCGGGCGGCCAAGCCTCGATCTCGACCCTCAAGCGGCCGGTATGCAGCTTGCGCTTGGTAGCGACGAGACCTTGAACCGCGGTCCGGTATATCTGACCTTCCTTGGCGATGTAAACGATCGTGGCTCCTCCCTTGTTTGCATGGCGCCAGTAGGTGTTAACCGTCGGCGGCCAGGGAAGAGAGACTTCAAAAGTCGGGGTTGAATCGGTAGGGGTTTGCACCGGCGGCCTCCACAAATTGTTGGGATTGAGCGTGGAACCAGAGCCTTAACCGGGGCTCCGATTCACCGTTTCTTTGCTTCTCGCACAAGAGCATGGCATCGGGCTCGTCCATTTGAACGGGCTGGCCAGCTTCCTGTAGACGTTCTTTTTTCTTGTTGCGCCAAACCATCCAGACGTTATCCACTTGATCGGCAATTGATCCCGACCCTTTCATGTCGACCTTCTGCGGGACCTGCTCGTCGGTCTGGCCCTTGCGGATATGGTGGACAAGGTGGACATGCAGTCCTGTATCGCGTGCAAGGTTTGTGCAGTCCGAGACAAAGTCCTTTTGCGCGTTGAAGTCGTCTTCGCCTGCAACACACTTCATAAGCGAGTCAATGAAGTAATCCTGGATCTTGTACTGCGTTGCAGCAAAGTGCCCGACCCCGATAACTGCCTTGCGGTTGACCTCGCCCTGCTTGTCGTAAAACCAAAGCTTGTCGCCGACCCAGCGTGAAAACTCCTCGTACTGCTCGACAGTGGGGGACCTGGAGTTCGTGAACTGTCTAACCATACGAGTCAGGGTCGTGACCGGCTTCATCTCGAAGCTTGCAATCAACGCCTTGCGACCCTGGCTGATCAAGTTCAACGCGATCATGCCGGTAATCAGCGACTTGCCTGAGCCATTGTTCCCGGCGTAGACCGTGACCTCGGCGTCTCGAAAGGCAAAGCGGTCCTTTAGCTTGGCCCAGGGCATGAGGACTGGCTTGGGGGGATCGGACCTCAGCAACTGAATCGCCTCGCTGATCACGTCCTTGGCCGGTTTTACAGTAACGGCCGCCTCCATCTGGTGGTACCACTCCAGATAATCGACTTCGGGCATCGGATTCATGCGTCCACCTCCGAGTCCCAAATCAGCGCAGGAGACGTTTCTTCGTAGGTGGCAATGATTCGACCTGCACCACAAAGCTTTAACGCCTCTACGGCCCTAAAAATGGCCTCAGAATCGATTCCTTGAACGTAGACCCTCAGGCCCCGGGCCCAGCGATAGTCACGATCGGACGGGGAGGCGACCACGACCGGGATCGGAAGGGTCGGATCAGCGGGGCCGGAGAAGTCCACGAACACGGCGCGGGGTGGGGCCTTATTTAGCTGGCAAGCAATCACGAATTCGTGGCCCTTCATAGCGCACCTGCGAATTGATCAAGAGGCTTAGGGCCCTTCTTGTCTTTAAGCCATTCAGCTTCGAACCCGCGCCAGTTCTTTTCAACGCAAAGCTTTAAGACAGCCTCAATGGTCATGTCAGCTTTTAATGCCTCCATGATGATCCTGGCCAAGGCGGTCTTCGTGATCGGTGCGTTATGGGCTTTACGAACCCTCAAGAAGTCAGACCAGATCTGATCAGAAACTTCATCAGGCTTGCTTGCAAGCCCTTTGTCTTTATTGGTTCTTGGTTCTTGGTTATTGGTTGGGATCTGTTCCGCATCTGATTTCAGATCTGATTTCAGATCCTTTTTAGATCCCCATCTGATCTGATTCGCACGCCTTGCAGAGTCTGCTTTCCCTTGATACTTAGAAATCTCCTCATCAATCCTCTGATGCGTATGTGATTTCAGATCTGAATCGTATGTGAAATAGATCTGAACCAGACTCCGAACGCAATCCTCCTTGCCTCGTGCTCCAATCTTAAAAGCAAGGCTTGCAATGTCATCTGGGAGCGGCTTTTCGGTGTCGTAGTACAGCCAAATAAGCCGCAGATAGTAGTAGGACTCTTCGGGTGTTAAGGACGAGGTGTCCTTCAAAAAGTCCCCGATATGGTGGGGGTAAAAGTGCATTTCATAACCCTTCTTCATAAGGTCATCTTCACTTAAATTGGGCGTTGGCAGACCGGTGAAGAGTCGGCTTTTCGGGAGCTACCCTAGCCATGCCCGTTGGACTTTACTGACTTTCTTCGAATTCTTCAATCGTTTTAATGATCGCCTCCGCTACCGTTCGGGCGTGCTCGACAGGTATCGAGACAAAGCTCTGATCAAGGCGGTATTGATCTTCATTCATTTGCAAAACGCAAATTCCAAGATGCCCGAGGCCGTTGATGTAGACGCGAATTTGAGGCGTTGCAGCAACAACGATGTCGTCATGCTCTATGGGATCTTCAGCGCCAATTTCTTCAACGTCACTTATATACAAAACCTTATTTTTCATATCTTCAGCGGCCATACCACCCCCTTCTCGTGTAACCGCGGCATGAGCATCATGAGCCGATGCAGCGGGATCTTCCCTGTCTTGATGTAATGGTGGACCGTGCTTGGAGCCACCCCCAGGTACCGAGCAACCGCCCTGGTACCGCCTAGCGTTTTGATCATCTCTCTTGTATCCATGGTGTTAGATTAACCGAACGCAAGTGTTTGCGCAAATACCTATAGAGCGTGCTTGACAAGGGTGTTCGATATATCTAACATCTTCGGCACGGCATTTCCGCCGTGAGAAAAGGAGAAACCATGGAAGATGATTTTTGGTACCAGCAGCAAATGGAAGAACGTGAGCAACGATTGGAAGACGCTTACGAACGTGCCCGAGCAGGTCTTGCAGATGAAGAAGACTGGGCTGTTTTGCGTTACGAACTTGGACTACGAAAGGAAAAAGATGCTACTCAAAGCTGAAGTTAATACCGGTTTTACACCCACCCCTCCAGGCGTCTACATGGGACGCTGCTACCGGGTCATTGACCTTGGTACGCAAGAAACGACTTGGCAGGGCAAGATCAAGCACCAGCGCAAGGTCCTGCTGTCATGGGAGATCCATGGCGAGGACGATAGCGGCAAACCCCTTTTAACGGACGATGGCAGGCCTATGATGGCCAGCAAGCGGTTTACTGCCAGCCTGTCCGAGAAAGCCGCTCTACGGGCCTTTCTTGAGTCCTGGAGGGGCAAACCCTTTAGCGACGCCGAACTGAATGGCTTTGCTATCAAGTCGCTGCTTGGTCAGTGGGGCATGATCAACATCACCCAAGAGACTCGAGACGGCAAGACCTATTCAAACGTTGCGGCCGTCATGCCGCTACCACCGGCTCTCAGGAAGGTCCTGCCTGCTGGCCATAACGCCCTTGGAATCTTCTCCATGGACCAGTTTGAACCCGACATGATGGATCTCTTCAACAGCTTCGGCAAAGGCCTCCAGGACGTTATTAAGGCCTCGCCCGAGTGGGCTGCTATGCACGAGCTTCCTGCTAAGCAAGTTGCATCACTTGATGATGCTGACGACGATATACCTTTCTAGCATTTATAACACTTAAGGATAACACATGGAAAACAAAATTGTTCCTGCAGATAGCCGAATGGCTGAGCGCTACCTCATGCCAACTTACCATCGGGAAAACGTGATGGCCGTACCCTCCTGGAAAAAAGAGGGCGTTTACGTCCTTCCAGGCAACATTGAGACAAGTGCCGAAGAGCTTGTGGTCAACGGGTTTGTCCCGAAGATCACGCCCCTCTGGTCACGTTTTTGGATTGAGGTGCGGTCATGAAAAAGCGCAAACCCATGACCGAAGAGGCAAGAGAGAACATCAGACGGGGCGCTATCCGGCGCTGGAGAGAGCATAGAAACAAGTTCAGTGTGCCCGTCGGTCTTTTGCAAGCAGCAAGTGAAAAACAGGAGCCGATAGCTTACATGCTGCAGGCACCCGATGGCGATCGGGTCATATCTACGGCGATCAGTGAGAAAACTTGCGACTTCTTGAAGTCCAAAGGCTTTGGTATCTGGGCCGTTAAGACGTTGCAAAAGCTATGATCATCAATACCAAGACGGCCGAGTCTGGCCACTGGTACGACAAGGAGGGGAAGCCTGCGTACACGATTGTCGGCAGTAACGGCAAAGTACGCAACACGACCCTCCGAGACGCCAAGAAGCTTGATCTGCTGCCTTCGGTCACGACAGTCATGTCGATGGCTGCAAAGCCTGGGTTGGAGGCCTGGAAGCAACAGCAGTTGCTTTTAGCGTCTCTTACCCTTCCCAAGGGCGATGACGAGAGCCTTGAGGACTATGCCAAGCGAGTGCTCGAGGACTCCCGCAAGCAAACCAGGGATGCAGCCGACCGCGGTACAGCCATTCACGCTGAGATACAGGCCTATTACGAGGGCGATACGACAAAGATAAACGTGCCCTATGTCCGAAAGGCTATTAACGCCATAGACAAGCATTTTGGGGACCGGACGTGGATCTCTGAGGCTTCATTCGCTGCCCCTCATGGGTATGGCGGAAAGGTCGACCTTCACTGCCATGACACGGTCATCGACATCAAGACCAAGGAGTTTGCCCCAGGCGACAAGGTGGCGCTGTTTGATGACCATTACATGCAGTTAGCGGCTTATGCGGTAGGGCTCAAGATCTCTCCGCCCCGGTGTGCAAATGTTTTTGTCTCAGTGATCGACCCTTACCCAGTCATTGTCCTGGAACATGAACCGAAGGATATTCAGCGTGGCTGGGAGATGTTTTCCGCCCTGCTGGCTTTCTGGAAAGTTAAAAGCAAGACAAGCGGTTAAGTCGGACTGACAGACGGTAGCTGTTTTAGGGGGTTTATCCCCCTTTTTCATTTGACAGATGGATAAATAAAGAGTCAAATACACCTACTGCGACGTGCAGTGAGAAACCGGAGAAACAGTATGAAAACAGAAGCAGCAGTAATCGAAGCAGCATCAGTCGACACCCTTGGCGCCCTCTTGGCTCAGATCGCCGACCTGCAAAAACAGGCCGATGCCATCAAGGACGCCATCAAGGATTCAGCTTCGGCAGGCGGCGCTAAGTCGATCGAGGGCAGCCTCTTCAAAGCAACCTACTCTGAGAGCGATCGCTCGGTGTTCGACAAAGAAGCTTTCGTCAAAGCTTTCGGTGCCGAGGCTTACGCCAAGTTCACAAAGACCACCGCAGTCTTCACTGTCAAAGTAACCGCACGCTAATCAGGAGAACAACATGGAAGAGTTTCAAGCAATGGACAACGTCGTAACCCGCTTCTTCGGCAACACCCAAAACAAAAGGCGCGATCTGAGGGCAATGTATACCTCGATGTCGGCTCATAACATTGAGTCGGTCATCATTTCAAAACCCGAGCAGCTTGAGCAGGCTGGCTGCCAAATGATGGACATCACCCTGATCGCTGAGAACGGCGAACGTATTCGAATGTCAGTGTTTGGCGACAACATTCAAGTTTCATGGGGCGATGATGAAGATCCAAGCGCAGCCTGAAGATATGCACTTAGCGCTTCGCCAAGCGCATGAAGAATTAGAAGTCATGCGCCTTGCACTGCGTCGGGTGTACGAAGTCAATCACATGCTGGCCACCTCAGTCAACGAAAAAGTTGGCCAGCAAATCAGTAATGCACTGGTCACTCGGCAATTAGTAGAGGCCTTGCAAGACATTGAAGACATACTTAAGGAGGCAAAGACATGAGCATGCCAGAGATCGTAAAGCGCACGATTCAGCAAGCCATCAAACTGCTTGATGCGTCAGGCGCTAAGTACAAAATTATCGACCAGGACGGGAATGAGTTTGGTACGCTGACTGCTTCCATCCCTAAAAAGACAAACAAAAATTATGCGCATCCGCCGGGAACAATGTTTCGTTACTACCATCCTTTGGTCAAAAACATGCAAGTCGGCGATGTTGTAGTTATTGATTCAGGTGAGTTCACCCCAAAAAGCCTTCAAGGGGCGCTCACGGGATGGGCTACGGCACAGTGGGGCAAAGGGTCTTACAAGACCTGCATCATTGAGTCCAACATTGAAATTCTTCGTTGTGCATAGGAGGGATCATGGGAGAAATGAACCCCGGCCTTCGCGTGCGGATCGGCAAGAAGCTTGGCATCCTCGAGCATCTTCACCCGGACGGGACCTGCGCGGTCCGATTGATCAACGAAAACGAGTGGCCATTCCCTGAATGGGTCTACGTTCACCAGTCGCAAGTTAAACGAGCTTACCAACCCAAGAGAGACTTAAATGAGTACGAAGAAGCCCCCTACTGACCGGTTCGATATGTTCGCTGCAGCAGCCCTCCAGGGGTTGCTTGCTGGCGGTATTTCCAACTACAACAAGCCCGACGGCACCCCGATCCAAAGTCGTAAAGATCTTGCCGAGGTTTGCTTTACTTACGCAAAATTCATGGTGGAACATGATCCAGATCAACTCTAATAGCAAGCAGGTCATCCTTGAGACCGAGACCTTCCCGGTTCAGTATTTCGGGGACTGGGACGAGATCAATGAGTTCATTGACGCCCTTCAGAAGGTCGCCATGGAAACGTTTGGCAAGCCCTGGGAGAACGGCCTTGGATGAGCGGATCTATGACTCAAGGCCCAACGTCATCGATCGCTGGAGGAGGTTTCCGCAGCCCCATGACCCCAAGCGAACTGAGCCTCTTGTTTCACCGAACTTCACCCCACCATCGGAGGACCCGTACTATGTCAGCAAATGGACAAAATTCCGTGAAGAAAACGCGACGGGCGCGTGGTTTGAGCGGCAGAGAAATGATCGACAACATGGCGAAAGCGGAGTTGTGGAGACTGAAGCAGATCGAGGTGATGTACTTCGCCCTTCAAATGGCGATCATCGAGAAGACCGAGCTAAAAGACCGCATCGAAAAGCTTCAGCCCGATCACCCGATGGAGCTTGATCACATTATTCAGGACTACATCACGGACAGGGTCTCAAGGATCGCGCATTGAAGGATTACGACCCCTTCCCTGAGATCACAAAGGCCTACCAGGAGGCCAAGCTTGCCGTGCAGAAAAACAGTGACGTTGACTATGCACTGCGCAAGCTTGCCCTGGTCGTGCTTGAACTTCGACTGCAAAAACAGAAAGAAAAGAAATGATGATTACCGTCGGAATGTTTACCCGTACCTCAAGGGAATGGTCAAGGCTAACAGGCGTCCCCAGGACAACCATTGAGTATCGAGTCAACGCAGGCTGGGAGCCCGAGAAGCTATTCACCCGCAAGGAGTGGGTCTTGAAGGGCAATAAACGCTGCTCTAAGTGCCGGACCGTCAAGCTTCAGTCCGAGTTCTATAAGCGGTCTGGTCGTCCAGGCTATTTGGCTCACTGCAAGGAGTGCATCAAGCAGTATGGAAAAGTTCGATACCAAAAACAAGCTTAAGGTCGCTGTCTATACGATTGCCAAGAACGAAGCCATTCACGCTCGAGCCTTTGCTGATTCGGTTAAAGATGCAGACGAAGTGCTTGTCCTTGATACAGGATCGACTGACGAAACGATTGAGCTTTTGCATGACGTCAATGTCGTTCAGGGCGCCATCAATCCATGGCGGTATGACCACGCAAGGAACTTTGCTCTCAATCTGGTAGGCGATGTCGATGTCTGTATCGCTATGGACATGGACGAGGTTCTGGTTCCAAACTGGCGATCGATTATTGAAAGCATTTGGACGCCAACAACCGCTCAGTTGTCCTACAAGTTTCGCGTCTCTAACGTCACGGTCTTTTACAACAACAAGATCCATGCAAGGCACGGGTTCTTCTGGGATCACCCCGTCCATGAATGCTTAAAGCGTGACGTAAGGACAGTCGGCGACCTCACAAAGACCGACGAGGAGATCATCCTCCATCGGCCCTTAAGAGAGGGCAACACAGCCAAGCACCTCGAGATGCTGTCCTATGCGGTTAAGCAGTATCCAGACTGCGGGAGAATGTGCTTTTACTACGCAAGGGACCTCTTTAACGCTCATCGATGGCAAGAGTGCGCAGACGCCTTCGATAAGTACCTGGATAAGCATGACAGCCGCAAGGGAGCCCCAGAACGCTGCTATGCGTGGCGATTAACCGCTCGGTGTATGGAAGAGCTTAAAAGGCCTGCAGAGGCCGCTGAGCGCTTTTTAACGGCCATTCATGAGAATCCAGAGTATCGAGACAACTGGATGATGTATGGCCACTTCTTTTACAGGCAGTGCAAGTATGCCCAGGCCTATGCGATGTTCTCTGTGGTCCCAACAATTGAGAAGAACCGATCAACCTTTGGCAGTGACGATACCTTATGGGGTGCGCCACCTTATGATTGGGCAGCACTTGCAGCATCAAGGGCCAAGCTTACGTCTCAAGCTGTTGTGGCCTGCTCAAAGGCCCTGGAATATGAGCCAGAGAACCAAAGGCTCCTCGATAACCTGAGGGCCTTTAGCAAGGACCTTATTCCGAAAGCGTGATGGTCCGCTGGGGCTTGAAGCGATCGTAGAGTTCCGTCAGTGCTGGAACCGCCGCGGTCGTTGCAAGCCCTACCCCTCGAGCAAGCGGAAATGGAGCCAAGCTTGCAGCACCGCCTAAGGCGCCGATCGCACTCAAAGCTGCGCCAGGGTAATCACCTTGCATGTAACGGTCATAAGCGTCATAGGCCGAATAACCTGCGCCTGCGCCGCCTAGAGCGCCCATCGCGGTTCCCTTGAGCATTCCTGTCATTCTGCCGCTAGGACGCGCTGCACGTTCTACAGGCAAGCCTTGGCGAGGCTCTCCCATGACGGGAGCATTCTTAGCGCGATCAATAAGACGCTGGGAAAGCTGAGCAGGTTCATCAGGGCCTGGAATCCCGTAAAGCTTGGCCATCCTTCCTGAGATCTTGCCTTGAGGCATAGCCCTTCGATAATCGGTAGCTGCCTCAGAGACGGTTTCAACCCCAGGCTTTACATAGCCCGTGACCTTGCTGGCCCACTTCTCACCGGGAGTACCTTGGGCAACCCTTGCGAGATTCTGGTCCCTAGCGGCCCTCTGGGACTCTTGGAAGGCATCGAAGCGCCTTTGCTGCATACCTCGCTTAACATCGGCTCCAATCCCGCTTAAAAGGGCTCCAGCAGGCGCTCCTGCTGCGGCAGACATGGCACGGCCAATGGCAGGATCATCGGGCTGATTGATCTGCATCTGATCAACTTGCTGGGCAAGCCTTCTTGCTTCTGCGACTGCTTCGCTCTCGGGGAGTTCGGCTTCCTGCTTTGCCGGCATGACACCGCCCTCAAGCTGCTGCTTGAGCAGTCTTGCTTGGCCAACAGCGTCAAAGGGATAGACCTCATTGATCTTGTCGGCATAGTCCATGTTGGGCGGGTTGTCCATCTTGGCAAGCTTTGGCCCGCCGTTATAGCCAACCAAAGCCTTTCGGACATCGCCGCCGGTAAGATCGAGCATTTCCTTGAGGTACATAACCCCGCCGCGGATGTTGTCGTCCATCTTCTTTGGATTGACGCCTAAACCCTTAGCGGTGGCAGGCATAAGCTGCATGACGCCAATAGCTCCGGCAGGGCTCTTTGCAGCCTGGGAAAAGCCTGACTCAACGCTTGCAACAGCAAGAGCAAGCTGTGGATCTACGCCCTGCTCGGTAGCAGAAGCGACGACTTTGTCAGCAATACGCCTCTGGGACTCGTTGAGCTTATCAAGATCAATCATTTAGACCCCCGCTACTTTTCTGGCCTCAGCAAGCCTTCCCTTCGTTTCAGGGAAGAATTCACGCATGGAGCCTTCAAGCGAATTGATGTAATTGGCACGAATGCGCTTGTAATCGTCCGAGTCATACATCTTGCGTGGATCAAAGTCTTTGGCGTCAGAGCGCTTCATCAAAAGCTGGCCCACTTGCTTGTCAAACTTGGCCATCTCTTGCAGTGCAAGGGTCTTAAAGAGATAGGCTTTGATCGGATCGTTTGAGAGGCTCGGCAGAACTTGAGTGAAGAGGACCCTCTCATAGTTCGATACCTGACCTTCTCCTTTGCGTTCTGCTTTGTTCAGCAAGGAGTCAAGTCTGCGCTCAGACTGCAAGAGCAGCGAGACCGCATCCAAGCCCTGCTGCTGCAGATACTTCTGGGCCTGATCGGTCGAGATGTTTCTTTCTTTGGCGACCTTTTGGACCATGTCGGGATTAGCTCGAACCAGTCGACGCATAGAGTCTTCAAAGCCGGCTATGGTCACGTTTGTGTTGCCGACCCTGAGGCCTTCCTTAATCAACTGGGCAACCGCATTAGCGGCCCCAGGCTTATTGAAGATGCCGATCGCATAGGGATAGGTCGAGGCAAGCTGGGACATCTGCTTGGCCTCTTGCATTAAGGAGTCAGCCTTATCGTACCTACCAAGGATCGGCGCACGAGCCTCTTTGACCTCGCCAGTCAGCATCGAGATGTTCTCTTCGCCCTGCTTGGCCTCAAGTTTCTGACGCTGCTCTCTCTCGCCTGCGGTCTCAAAGGGCCGTGCTGCAGCCGGTGCTGCAGATTCTGCAGGACGTTCTGCAGGCTGCTGAGTCTGAACTGGGCTGACCTCGTTTTGCGGCAACGCCGGTCGTGGCGGCGCAATCGCCCCTATCCTTTCGCCAAGGCCTGGGATCTTGCCCACGATGAACTTGGCAGCCTCTGTCTGACCGCCTTTATCCATAATCTCGTCGTACTTCATCCAGTCGCCAAGGGGCATCTTGATGTCGCCGCTAAAGTTGCCAAGGTTTAATTGGCGCTCAATTGGCTTGGCAAGTTCCGCGGGGTTATAAATTCGCTGACCGGTTCCAGGCACATAGAAAGAGCCATCGCCTCCGGGCAAGAAGTTCTTGCGATAGTCTTCTCTGGCTTGCATGATCTGGCTATAAAGCTTCTCGCCTGCCGGTCCTAGACGTCTGGTCAAGCCTAAAAGCTGCTCAGGGTCCATGGCCATCAGGCGCCTTTGATCGACCGTTCCGACTGCTGCCTCAGCAGAGGCACCCGCGCCAGGAGCGGCTTGAACATTAGCCCCAGGCACTCCAACACCGAGCATGCTTGCAAGTCGCTCAGCCTCTTCTTGTTGAGCCATAGCAAGACGATTAGCGGCCAATTCAGTCCGCATCTTCATCATGGAGGGCATCATCTTCTCTTGCTCACCACGCTGCCTTGTTGCCTCTGCGCCCACATTGGCAAAAGCGCTTCCAAGCGATCCAGTTGCAGTAGGTTGGCCAAAGGCAAAAAGCAGTCGAGATATGTCGTAACCCTGGCCACTGATCCTTTGCTCGAGAGCATTGATCATGTCTTGCGTGGCTTTTAGGTAATCCTGCTTAGCCGAGCTAAGACCATCGGGAGCGGCCTGTCCCAACCCTCCCGGAGAAGGCTGTCGATTGACGGGTATTTGAAAGCCAGAAGGAGGCGTAATGCCCGTGCCGCCACCCATCTCTTCGGCATCCTCGCCCTGCAGTATTTCGAGAGCCATCGTTATCTCCGATTAAGTCCAGGTCGGGTCTTCAACATTTCCGGTATTGGGCAGGCCGCTATCTGAGCTAAAGAGACCCATGTTCTTCAGAGCGTCGACCAAGCTTTTGCCAGCGTTTATCATGCCTTGCGCTGCAGAAGCCCCCTGACCACCCGAGCCAGTCGGTGCAAACATGCCAGCAATAGTTCCAAGCATCTGTAAACCAGACGGGCTGTACTGAAGACCTGCTAAAGGACCCTTGTAAGTCGATGCAGTTTCTGTAGGCATCGTATAGCCTCTCATAAGCGCTGAGACGGCCTGAGCGGTCTGTAATGGGAAGTTCTCTTCGCCTTGCTCAATCGCTTGCTGTTGAGCCCCTAATGAGGCCAGATTCTGCAGTTCTGCAATATTGGTCGCAGATTGAACAGAACCAAGCCCACCCATAACACCCGCGCCTTGAAGATAGCGTGCAAGATCAGTCTGAGCAAGCTTAGAGGCTGCGTCATAACCAGAGGCAAGGGCGTCAGTCTGCTTGCCGAGAATATCCGCCAGGGCCTCGCGCTTAGCAATACCTTCTTGCTGAAGACCTCGCCTGCCACCAAACCCACCCGTTCCAACGCCAAGACCGCCCATCCCAGGCAGGGCTTCTTGCATTTGCCGCTGACCTAATCGATTGATCTCCGAGACAACGTCTTTGATGTGGGGGTTCATATAACCCCCGCCCATGGAGACCTTTTTGCCAGTCGTTGGATCGGTTACTTCATAACCTTGAAGCTGTTGAGCAGTCGTTACACCAGACAACCCGCCAAGACGGGCGCCCTCATTCAAGTAATCTTGAGCGCCAAACGACTTCCCTTTGGCTTGATCAAAGGCTTCAGTCTGGAGTGCTTGTTCGCCAACATATTTGGGCGCATTTGTACCTAAAAAGCCTTGACCTTTAGTACCAAGCTCTTTAAGGTAGTCGGTATAGAACTCAGGCGCTGTTGTCTTTTGCGACTGCGTAATATCAACGGGCGGCGGGGCTGATCCCTGGGTCCAATCGAAAGCCATGATTACCTCGCTTCTTTCAAATATGCCAGAGGCGACTTAGCCTTTGGCGGAATTTTGTTCAATGGCGCTGAACGCTTGTGCTTACGGATCGCCTCGCGGAACTTGTCAAGCTTTGCGGCACCTTCCTTTGAAGAGCCGTCACCAAGAGCGGCAACAATATCGGCGTCCATAACGTACTCACCGTCAGCCAACAGAGCGGGAATAAGATCGTCCTGACCGCCTCCAGCACCACCAACCGCATAACCCTGCATTCTCCTTGAATCTGGAGTGCCTGCAAAGCCATTGGTCTCTGCCATCTTCATCAAACCGCCCATGGCCTTCTCTTCGGGTTTATCAGGTTGGCCGCCAGTCTTGGGTTGACCACCCATAAGCTCATCAGCATCGATCTGCTCAAGGGCGCCTTTAGCATCTGTGGGCGTTTCATCTTCCAGCAAGTCGATCTTGGCTGACTTAGCAATCTGATTGATCAGGGTCTTGCTGATGCCCATGCGCATCAGTTGCTGAACCAATCCCTCTGGAAGGTTCGAGATGGTTTTCTCTTTCATGATTGGTGCAGCCGCTAGAGTTGTTGGTGTCAGTGACGGAACGTTCTTAAAGCCTTTGTATTGGCTGCTTGATGCGGTTTGATAGGAAGGTTGATAAGAACCGCCGCCAGTCCCGGCGCCAGTCCCGGTCCCTGTCCCAGTGCCTGTCCCAGTGCCAGTTCCGGTCCCTGTACCGGTTCCTGTGCCCGTTCCGGTTCCTGTGCCCGTTCCGGTCCCTGTTCCAGTCCCAGTACCGGTGCCGGTGCCCGTTCCGGTTCCGGTTCCGGTTCCTGTACCCGTTCCGGTTCCGGTTCCGGTTCCAGTACCGGTGCCGGTGCCCGTTCCGGTTCCGGTACCGGTTCCTGTACCAGTACCGGTTCCAGTGCCTGTGCCAGTGCCGGTACTCGTCTCAGTGCCAGTTATCGGCTCCGATCCGACATCTGAACCCGCAATGATTGTTGGGCCTGTAGACGTGCCTGTAGAAGTGCCCGTGGAGGTCTCTGGCTGAGACCCAAGAGTAATAATAGTTCCTGGCAAGTCTTGCCCTACATCTGTCGAAACGGTATCAGTACCCGTCTCAACAGAAGTCCCAGTCTGAGTGCCTGTTTGAGTTGATGGCTCAGTGCCTGCCAAAGTCGATGCGTCAGTACCAGTCTCCGTGCCTGTTCCTAATTGAGTTGAGGTTTCGGTACCCGTTGAGGTTTGCGCCTCAGTCCCGGTTACGGTTGATGACTCAGTCCCAGTTGCAGTAGATGTTTTGGTGCCGGTCTGTGTTGATGTCCCGGTTTGAGTTGATACTTCGGACCCGGTATAGGTTGACAACTCGGTTTGAGTCGACGTATCAGTTGAGGAGCCTGTACCGGCTCCTGTTTGAGTTGATGTCCCTGTCTGTGCTGATACTTGCGTCGAGACGTCGGTTGTTATCTGAGTAGCCGGCTGTGATCCAGCGTTGCCACCAAGATTAGCCGGAACACTAGAAGTAGGAACGTTTGAAGCAGGCTTAAAGCCGCCCAAAACTTCCGCGCCGAGAGCGTCTTGAGTGCTTGCAGATATACCACCAGTGATTTGATCAATCAACTCAGAAATTGGTGTTCCTGACGTCTGACCACCGGACGGCTGCCCTGAAGCAGCGCTTAATCCTCCGGCATTGGACGAGCTATCAGAAGAGCTATCAGAAGAGCCGCCGGCAAGATTGCCAGAGCTATCGGATGTTAATGAGCTAAGACCAGACGAGCTTGAGCTACCGGATACTTTGCCTTTCGTTTTATCAACGGGCTGCTCAACATTGAATTCTGGGACATCAATTTCAGGAAAATAAATTTCTTCCAACCACTTCAGATTTGGGTCAGTGTTCAGATCCTGCTTGGAGACATAATGAACATCGCCAAACTCATCGACATAAGGGAAGCTTTGCGTGAACTCGTTGTACTGAAAGCCAGAAGGAATTCTGGATGATTCGACGGTTAGCGACTGGCTTGGTTGGCTTAAGTTAAGAACCTGAGAGCCCGAGGCGTCCCATTTGCCAATTGTTGACTTAAACCAGTCGTTATAAAGCTTCTTTTCTTCTGGTGTAGAAAGTTCAGAGACGAGCGTTGGCGAGTTAACTCCTTCGGTGATCCCTCTGGCCTTTAACATTTCATCAAGCTTAAGAAGGCCTGCCATATGGCCAGCAACAACACCGCCAAGTAAAGGCAGTCCTGCAACCTTCTCACCACTTGTTACATCAAGCCCCTCAGACAGATTTAAGCCGCCAGTTGCTGCAATGTCTCCCGCGAGACTTGCGGGTATATCCGGCTTGGTATCGGCGACAACTGAAAGGCCGCCGGTTACAGAATCGTTTCCAAGACCCCCGGTGACGGTGCTTAATTGCGTTCCGGGTCCGCCAGTGACGTTGTATTCGTCAATAACATTTGGACTTCCTGAGGCCAGGGTCTTTATACCGGTAGACAAAAGTTCGTACGGGTTCTTCGATTGTGAAGCGCTGTAAGCAGTTTTCAGCGCCTTGTCGACAAGTGCTTTATCAAGTCCGGAAGCGTTGGCAATCTCAGTAGCGGCCATATCAAGGCCGGTATTGATTCCATAGGTTGCTGCTGCGTTCTTAATCAGGCTTTCAAGATCCGCCCCGCCAAGTGCTTTCAAGGCTGTAGAGGCGGCCATACCCTGTAGTGGTGAGAGTCCGAAGCCTGCAGCGCCACCCGAAACAACCATGGCGGCCATGTTAAGCAAGGGAGAGATACTCTTTTGGAACGACCCCCTTTGATTGGCGCCAAGCTCAACGTTAACAATCTTGCCGGTGTCATCGACCGTGATGTTCTGGCCTAGCAGCGTTCCTTTGTTGCCAATGTCATAAGCGTTAGCAAAGGCCGAATATGTCCCCAGGTTCTCATAAAGCGGGTTGCCTTCGTTGTCGTAACCAACAAGCTTTTTGTCAGCAGACCAGACCGAAGGGTTTGTAAGTTCATCAGCGCCTTCGCCTTGCGAATAGATAGGGTTCTTAGCAAAACCTAGCTGCTCAAGCGCATAAGGGTCAAGTTGCGTGCCGACCAGACCCTTGCCTGAGGTTGCAAGCTGATTGGCAATATTCTGAATATTGGCCGCGTTTGTTGGGTCTTTATTGAAGTCAAATCGCAAAGACGTTGGTTGAACTGTCGATTGCTGAACTGCCGCTTGCTGAAGTGGCGAAGTGGTTTGAGAGCTAACGGGCAACCCTTCAAGCCCCTGCTCATCAAGTACCTGCTCAGACTGCAAGCCGCCGATGTTTTCTCTGAAGGCCATCAGTTCACCGCGTTATTGAATGCGAGAGCCCAATCTTGCCACCGAGTAAACCCTGATGGAGAGGGCACGCCAAAGTTGGAGAACAAAGCAATGGAGCAGATTGATAGCGCAAAGTCCTGCCAACGCTCCTCAGGGACCGGCCATGTAAGCTGCTGGGCTTCGTATTGCTCAGCAATCAAAGCGCTCCAGAAGGGCCAGTCGATGTTCCTGGGGTCGTAGTACTGCGTCATGGCGTATAACCTCTGACATCGCCCATATCGGCAGACAGCAAGATCCGGCCGGCTTGATAGTTGCCGTTCACGGTATTGCTCTCAAACTTAAGTCTAATCTCACGACGCTGCTCTCGCATGTCGATCTTAGTCGTTGATGGTCCAAATGGATAGGCGTCTGAGGTAACGTCAGCCGCTTGCGCATAGGGTCGACCAATCACATAGAGGTTCATGTCCCCAATCTGCAGGAAGTCGGGCTCTACGCGCTCAAAGTGCGTCCAGAAGTTGTCTCCAATCGGGACCTCTTGCGCAGGGTTTCCGGTAACCCAAGAAAGATCATGCGTTGTAAAGGACGACTGGATCGCACTGACGTTAGGGCCGTCAATCTCGTCGTAGCCGATCTCATGCTGCCAAAGCTTGATGTAACCGGAGTAGTCGGTTGTGCCTGCCATGACAGGAAAGCGAAAGACGTTTGAGAAGTAACCCGAAGACCTTCTTGCCCCTGGCGCAGAACCGGCGTCGTACCAAGTCTTTTCACGCACGTTGTAAATGATCGCGTCAGTGCACTCGGTAGCAGACCCTCGAGGGTAGAACCACCAGATCTCACCGTACCGGGGGACCTTACAAGCCCAGACTTTTTGGCGCTGGTTGTAATTCAGGTTGTCGAAGAACCAGTTTTGGTTCATGTCGTTAGGGATCTCCTGAACGACACCGCTGTACATCAAGAACCTATCAACGCCGCACCAGTAATAGATGCCGTCGTACTCGATAACACCGGACGACGAAAGGATCGAGGACTGCGAGGTAATGATGTCGTAGCGCCAGTAATCAGGTGCGCCGATATAAGAGACCCGGATCAGAGAATCGAGCGACCAGAATAATCCCGAGGGCGCATTGGTACCGCCTCGCACTGGGAGCCCTTTAACGATCTTTCCTGTGGCCACGTTCACTTCGTTGGCGTCAGCCGAGTTCCAGTCCAAGGGATTGCCCTTGGAATTGTTCTTGATCAGGCCCGAGTTACCGTAAACAAAGATGTACGGATGAAGGGCAACAACGCCACCAGAGACCGAAACGATGTCGCCCGTCGGATCAGGGCCGCTAACGTCTCGCAATTCGGTCAATGACGTGCCAGTAATCGCGCCATAAAGCACTGGCGTGTTTGTTGTTGAGTCAACCTGCGCCAAATTCTGCCCTGGGTGAACCAAAAGCTGGTTTATTCCGCCCTGGGAGTTGTATGAGGAGTCAAACTGATAAACATTGTTGGCGCTTGCCGTGAAAACCGAGCTAATCGTGGCTACAGGGATGCTAAAAGCGGTCGCAACCGTCCCGCCAAGGTTGGTTGCACTGGCAGAAAGCGTATCTGCGACCGTATAACCGACGCCAGACTGCACATAAGCCGATGTAATCGTAGCCACGGGCACCGAAAAGCCTGAGCCAGTGCCGCCCAGATTAGCCTGGGTGGCCGAAAGCACGTCGCCTGGGGCATAACCTGCGCCTAAATCGGTCAAAGCGACCGCCGTAACGGCGCCCCCAGAGATCGTAACGGTAGCAATAGCGCCAGCGCCAAGGCCGCCAGTAAGCGGAACGTCGGTATAAGTGCCATTCGTGTAAGCAGCGCCGCCTGTTATAGCGCCAAGCGTCAAAATCGGACCGGTGTTGGTGATAACGACGGACGTTACTATGCCGCCAGCGATCGTGATGTTGCAGTAAAGGCCGGTTCCAGTGCCGCCGGTCATAGGCACGCCGTTGTAAGTGCCGTTTGTGTAACCAGAGCCAGCAGTTATAGACCCAAGGGTTGCAACCGGACCGGTAAACGTGAAATTAGATACGCCAGCGCCCACGCCGTTGTTATCTACGCCGATAACCTGGATGCCTGAGGCATAAGACGTGAAGATGTTATTGATACCATTATTGGAATCGACAAACATCCCGCGGACAAGCCCCCTGATCTGCTGGGAGATACGACTGTAGCCCTGGGTCTTTCTGGGCCTTCCCCGCTGAAAGCGAACCCATTGGCCATCAGAGTATTGATCGCCGTCCAGGGTTGTACCATCCCGGCGTATTCCGGGCTTGGTATTGATCGAGATGACTTTTTCAGTCATTAGATCGAACCTCCAGAGATCAGCGTCGTTGTAAAGCCAGACGAGCTAAATGTACCGATCTTGGTCCCCAGGACTGAGACGTTTAATTCGCCTGCGCCGCTTCGATAGATACCTGTACTAGGTTCTGCATTAAAGCGAAGTGCAGGCACTGAGGCCGTCCCGTTAACAAGCTCCAGAGAAAGGGCCCCGACAATCGCGCTATTGGCGTTCAGGACGTTCACAGAGTCGCAGACAAGGATAGACTGCGCACCGGATGAGATCGTCGTTGTAAGGCCCCCTACGACCCCTGTCGTGAAGGTAACCGAGCCTGTCGTAGCGTTTAAGACGTAGTAAACCTGAACCGTCGCTGGGACGACAATGTCTACCGATCCTGAAAGCGTTCCTGTGACCTTAATGATCGTATTGGAGGCTTGTGTAGGCGTGAGAGTGTAAGTCCCCGAGACGACAGGATAAGTAAGCTGCGTGAAGGCAAAGGTCGTTGATTGACCAAGGCCGATCGTATAAAAGCCAACGCCTGAGCACAGAATAATCGCAGAGTCTGCAGGCTGCATCGTAAGCGTTGCTTCGCCGTTGATAAGGTCAGAGCCGTTAGGATCAACCGTTAAAAGGCCTGAGCCATTATTCCTGAGAAGGAAGAACCAGTTATCGCCTACTGAAGCCGCCGAAGGCAGGTTGATAGTGCCTGCGCCACCGGTCCACACATAAGACAGGGCTCGATCGCTTGCAGTGGCCGTATAAGTCGCTGCAATGGTAGTGACAGGGTGTGATTGATTAAGCGTTGATGCAATCGCCAAGAGACCGTTGCCGGCAAGCGTTGCAGCATCAGGGCTTGAAGTTCCGACACCAAAAGCAATCGTCGACCAAGTGCCTGCAGCGGTTGAATTGGCCGTGATGTAGATGTACTTCGCTTCGCCGCTTGCAATCGAGACGATGGTCCCGCCTGCATAGTCCTTAACGGTAAAGGTATTGGCGCCTGTGTTTCTGATAAGCGCATCGGTCCCAACCGAAGTCTGGTTGGCAGGCGGCATCAAAAGACTGAGAGACGCCGAAGAGGCCGAGACGTTCATGATCCTGGCTGCGTAGTTTCCCGAGGTATCAACCTCAACCGGCCAGGAGAGGGTCGTATCAGCCGTTAGCGTGATCGATCGATAGGAGACATCGGTAGGCTGAATGACCTGACCGGTGAATGCGCTGGTGTACGTTGTCATTTAGACCTCTCTTACTTGCGTCTGCCTGTCGATCGTGCGCGTATCGTTCTCAAGCTTCAGCGTTTGGATCGCTCGGTCATACATGGCTTGCCACAATTGGACGCGAGAATCGTTCTTTAGGAAGGGCATAGCCTGCAATAAGGTCCCATAGAGCATGGCCTGGGGCGCATTTTCGGTCCAGAAGTTCACCTGATTGGTGTCATCCAGCGGTTGAACCTTCTCGTAGTACAGCACCTCAAACGTGTAGGCCACATCCGGGGTTGGAGCGATCAGCCAGTTGTTGAAGTTGTAGTCCGCGTAATACTTGGGTTCACCGGTTTGGGTGGGATCAGGCCAGTAATTGCGCAGATACTCGTACTTGCGAAGCAAAACGGGCTTTTTCTCGCCGTTTACTGTGATGTTCATCGATGTTGTCTTGCGCCAACGTGCCGGCTTAGGGATAACAGGGGTGCCTACGACTAAAGTCGAAAGAACGGCCTGCTGCTGGCCAAGAATCTTAAGCTCGTCAGAGATAATTGACTCTGCCAACATGATAAACGTCGGGATTTTGTCGAGTGTAGCCTGATCGGTGCGCTCCAAATAGGTCCGCACGTCATTGACCAGCGAGTCATAAGTCATCTGAGCGGCCATTATCGGTACCTTGCTGTTTTATCTCGAATATTCTTCGGTTGAGCAACAAATTGCTTACCGGTGCGGGTACCTTCACGCTTTGCTCGAGTCGTTGCGGCATATTCCGCAGGCGAAAGCGCCTCTCGCGCTTTACGGGGCAGGTACCGTTCACCGGTGGCCTTAGGCCCTTGCGTGGATGGCTTGCCGGATTTCGTACCCCAATCCTCGCTGGTCCACTTTGAGAGCGAATTATCCGCCTTTTTGGGGCCTTTGTAACCCCCACCTGAGGCTTTGTACTTCTGGGTCGCCAATTGCGCCTTACGGGCGCTCCATTGGCCTGCATCGCCACCTTTTGTGGAAGCCTTTACAGAGGCGACAATACGCTTCCACTTAGCCGGATCTGACTTGGTTGCTGAACTCATCGCATTAACGCGGCCTCAGCCGCCCTCCTACGGGTTAGTCCTGGCAAAACCCTGCCAGCGGCTTTATTCCACTTCAGGCACTCATCCGCGGCACCGTCCCAGTTGTCAGCATCAATACGCTTCTTGAAGGTGCTTATCCGGTAATTGCCAAGGCCACAGTTATAAGCCCAGCTTGTAACCGCTGCCATGCGCCTTGGAAGCGCTTTAGAGAGGCTTGGTGACATCTTGAGTAGTCCGCGTACAAAATACTCAACGTGATGGTCTAAGGCGTCCTCACACTGCTCAATGGTCCACACCGTACCAGGATTGATCTCAGGGCCTGTAGCACCCCAGCCTATGGTCCATGGATGTCCACGGGTTCCGGGGTCTGGATAAGCTGTTACACGTCCGTCAGGCAAACGCTTTGCCAGCCCTTCAAAGGGCTTGATCAGTACATCTTTGCAAAGCTTCTTAGCCTCATTCACCGGATTTCTCTTTGATCAGTCGATTGACATGCTCCCACAGCGCATGGATCTGCCTGTCGTGGTCCTTTTCCAAGTAATCAAGCCGCGTCTTGATAGTCACGGCATAGACGGCCACGCCAACAAGCGCAACTCCCAAGAACCAAACCCTTGCGAGAGAATCGATCAAGGCTTCCATTAGCCACCTTTTTGGTACTTCTCTATGCTTCTCCCGACAAACCAAAAACTGATCATCATGTTAAGCATGGCAAAGTCATCCTCGTCGTAAGACTTGCTTAGGACTTCAGCCCAGTTGGCATTGGTTTGAAAAGCAATCGTCAAGCCAGCAGCTTTGACAGCCACGTATACGCCAAATGCAATCCAAGTAAGACCGGGGCGGGTAATAGCAGTGATAAAAGAAGCGAACCAGCCAGCCTCTTTTGCTGTAGCGGCTTGCTCCTTAAATGCTTCCTTAATCGTGTCCATCTGCTGGATAGAGTAGTCAACATACTTCTCCTCCATCTTAAACTCGCCTCGCATCTTCTCAAGGTCGGTCTGAAGCTGGAACATACTCAACTCATGCTGGCGTTCGTTTTTCTTGTCCAAGAACTTCAGCACTTCCGGGGCAAGGCGGAAGATACCGCCGAAGATGGAACCAAGAAGACCGCCGCTTAGCAGATCAAACATAATTATCCCTTGGCCGTTACGATGTCCTGGCCTTTTTTGACCGTAACCTTGGAGCCTTCAACATCAACTTGCATGGGCTGCTCAGCACGATCTAGCTTGTCAAGACGTTGGATCAAATCTTTAATAACTTCAAACTCAGGCTTTTCCTGTTTGGCAGCAGTTCCCGCAATGCCATTTAGCATCTGGATAAGTGCAGTAAGTGAAGCGCCAAGCAAGCCCATCACGGCAGCAATCTTTTCGCCTTCAAGGAATAGCGATGCTCCGACACCCACGAGTACGATTAGGAAGATATACAGCAGCCCATCTTCGCCAATGGCTTTGCCTGCTACTTCTTTGGCCGAGTCTTGTGCTTTAAGCTCATCAAGCCTAATTCTGGCCTGGGCTTTAAGCACCGCTAGTTCGTGAGTTTTGTCGTCCATCAGATACCTAGGAGGTTCTTCACGAACATAGCGGCTACTCCTGGCCCGAGGAGGACAGCAGCGATCGTGATGTAGAGCAGATACTCAATTTTCTGCATGCGCTTAGAGCCGTCATCAAAGCGCTTTTCGATATTTTCATAACGTTGGGCGCAAACCGCTTCATGAACGGATAGTCGGGTTTCCACAGATGGCTCCATAGCTATTCAAGATCAGGGTCCGGACCAAGATTATTGAAGAATTCAATCTTCTTGACTGCATATTCGTAAAAGCAATTGCATGTACCGCCATAAACTGCTGGGCATTCGTCAACATGCCTAATGTCATACTGCGGATGCGGAGGATTTAACTCAGGTTCCACTTGGGAAGCTCCTTCCAGGGCCCCAGATCAATCTCATGGCCCCACCTGCACCACTTGCTCCAGCGTAGGAGCCTCCACGAGCAGCGCCTGCGCCACCCGCCCCATAGTTACCACCAAGACCGCCTGTTGTAGTGCCTGTTCCGGCCGTGCCTGTGGCGCCAGAAGAGCCTCCAGTACCAGCCCCGGCATTACCGGCCGTGAATGTTCCGCCAGTGCCGCTTGAGCCCGTACCGGTTACGCCTACGCCACCGCCACCGCCTGCACGGATGGTGTCTGAACCCGCACCGCCACCACCGCCACCACCGGCTCCATTTGATCCGGTCATGTTGAAATCAAGCTTGCAGTTGTACCATCTCTGATTTGTCGCGGACATCGGGAAGACGCCCTTGTTGTAAAGGAGGCCGTAGATAGGCTCCCCGACAAAACTGGTTGGCGGTAAAACAGCCCAAAAGTTGTAGCCAACTACGCCGACTGTTACGGTTGTCCAATTAAGGCCGCCATTAGTGCTTTTAACAATCGTCCCATTACCACCAACGCAATAAAAAACGCCGTTGTAATACGTTGCTCTAAAAAGATCGGCAGGCGTTCCTGAGGTTACCGATGTCCAACTGGTATAACTAGATGCGCCGGTACTTCTTAGAATGGTTCCGTTGGTACCGCAAACAATACAAATGCCGTTGCTTGTTCCGTCATTGTTATAAGCAACACCCCAAAGATTTTCAGTCGTTCCTGATGTCAAGAGCGAATATGTCGTTGGCGGAGGTGTTGGTCCTGAAGGGCCCGTATAGGTTTGCATCAACAGCGTACCACCAGATCCAGCAAACAGCATCTGCGCTGCACCGGAGGCGCTTAAGAAGATGTTTCCGAGTAATGTCGCTGAAGTCCCGGTTGTTCCTGGTCCGATAACGTTCCAGCCGTTCCAGTTGGATTGCGCCGAATTGACAATAATTGTGCCGTTGCTGCAGCCGGCATAGGTATAGCCAGAAGCCGCCGTTAAGTCAGCAATACAAAAAATGTTTTCTGATGTCCCGGTCGATGGAGACGTCCAGGACGTGCCATTAAAGTACGCTATCTCACCACCGGTTGCGGTTGCAATTAAAGGCGCTTGGTTGGATAAAACCCTCAGAATATAAGTAAATATATTCCCGGTTGTTCTTACCGTTGTGAACGTCGAGAAGTCATAAGTCCTTCTGATCTCTGTTCCAGCGGCGTAATAAATATCAAGCTGGTAACTTGCAAGCATCCGGGCGCCATTCGCGCCACCGGTAAAGGTTATATCGCCGCCAGGATACGAGAAAGCCTCAGTACCGCTTGTGCCTCCAGCGCCTGAAAAGCCGCCAGCACCGCCACCACCAGAACCGCCCCAGGTTGCGTAGCCTGCTCCGCCACCATTGCCCCCGCCCTGGTTATAAGGGTAGCCGCCAATATTGGCCGACGTAGCCGCTGTAGTCAGGCCTGCATAGGTCGTGTTGACATAGACCCCGCCAAGGCCTCCAGGAGCCCTCAGGAGGACCGTAGCGCCCCTTCTGATCTCGGTATAGCCACCAGCCGTTCCATTGCTTCCTGCGCTTGATGTACCAGCAGTGCCAATCTCTACAGTTAACGTCTCACCAGGGGTTACGGGTATGTTGTTGCCATAAACGAGAGCGCCACCAGCACCACCGACACCGCCATAAGAAGCGGTTGAGCCACCACCTGCGCCACCGGCTCCAACAGCAGCCGTGCAGATTGATCCAACGCCATTGGGCACGACAAAGGAGAACGTCCCGGCGGTCGTGTAAAGCTGATCCCCGCGGACTGTCTGTCCTGCAAGTAGCTCGAGGAGAAGCATTACTTACTATCCGTCATGGATATGGTGCCGCGCCAAGTCGTTCCACCGTCGTTGGTAATGAATACCAAGACATCGGTGCCGGCAGCCGTCAGGGTAGGAACAGCGCCATAAGGCCAATCAACAGCCGCAGGCCATGTCTGTGTAAAAGCGCCGCCATTCGTGAGGACCATGATAAAGCCGCACCCTGAGCCGCTTGTGGCAGGGTTGCTAAAGGTCCAGGTGACGTTTCCGGTACAGGTGGCTGTGACATAGTTCCCAACCTCCAGGTTGACGGTCGTAGCGCCTGTGATGTTGCCTAGGGCGTTAACCGTGAGGGAATAGTCCTTCACCTTGGGGCGAATGACTTCGTTGTCCTGGAAGTTATTGGTGCTTGAGAAGCTGTTAGCGTCTGCAAGACCTGGAACAGCAAGGCTGCTACGAGCACCAGAGGCTGAAGTGCTATTAGTGCCGCCATTAGCGACGGCAAGCGTGCCGGCAATGGTAATGGTCCCTGAGGTTGTGATCGGGCCGCCAGAGGTCGTTAAACCTGTTGTGCCGCCCGATACAGCTACGCTTGAGACGGTCGCTGTGGAATTGTTGCCATTGGCAACCAGGAAGACGTTACCGGAGTTGTCCTTTGAGTACAGCTTTCTGTCGGTGACGTTGAGAAACAATTCCGCGACCTGAAGCTGTCCAGCGGTCGCTTGGGTTGTTGCGGTAGTCGAATAAAAAAGCTGGATCGGGGTTCCGGTAGCGCTTGCCATGATTTATTCCGCAGGAGTCTCCTGGTTCTGAGCCTGAGTGGCAATCTTCCCAATCAGGTTGGCCACCTCAACATAAGGCCGCTGTCCAAGAGCGTTGAGGATTTGATTGACTTCATCCAAAGTCAGTTCGATAGTCATAGGGTATCTCCAAAGGTTTCCGCAGCGCTATCCACAGCACCGCTAAGGTCGATAGTTTGCACGGGTTCGACCGGAATTTCCACTAACTGGGGTTTGTCAGCCACTTCGTGAATGGTCACGGTCCTGCCGTTAATCACTGGAGCGCAGCCCACAAGGACTTGCGTCTGAGGATCGTAGTCGGGTGTCACAACCTCATAAACGTCGTGCTCTTCTAGCCATTCAGGGGTTCCTGATGGCGGAAAGACGTTCGAGATGAACATTGCTTCAAGAGCGCCAGTGTTTACGATCCTGCCATCTTTGATGATTGCGTACATGATTAGCCTATTGGGAAAGGTCCGGTGGGGGATGAGGTAACGTTTCTTACATAACCTGGGGTGATTCGCACACCTTGAACGTAACCGCTAAGCCAGTTTTGATATGCAGTTGATCCCGCGTTACGCCCAACCATAAGCGTTTGCGCTGATGTGAATGTTGCGGTTTGAGTAACCGCTCCAGAACTTGAGCCAACTAAACTCCCATCAATATAGAGCTTAAGGTTTCCTGCTGATGTGCCGCTTCTTGTTACTGCAAAATAATGCCAAGCATTTATAGATACTGACAAACCAGTGACTTGCAAAACCGTTGTAAAGTTTAGGTTTAAGAAATATTCAGTTATAACCCCACCAACTATTCTAATGAACCAAGAAAACTCTGGATTAGGTACTCCAACGGCCGCACAAGACATAATAGTCCCGTATTTTTCAGCGTCAGCACTTCTTCCTGCGTTAATTGGATAAACCCACGCCTCCATCGTGAAGTCACCGTTCAAACTAAAGACGGGAGAACTTCGGCTTATTAAATGATTTCCATCCCCGCTTAAATAAATACTGCCCGGACCCCACTTAGCCTGCACTGTGCTGACCTGAGCATTTGCCACCGTCTCCAAGTTATTCTTACCCGTCGCATCGACAATCCCGCCGCCAGTGAAGTTGAGCAGGAGGGAGGTGTTGGGTATTGCAGTGGGTGGAGCAGTGGGGACTACGATGTTGGTTTGGGTGGGGTCGTATGGAGTGGAGCCAACAATTAAACGAACTCCGGCTATATATCCGGTCACATCCCCGCCATTAGATGGGTCAAGCCTACCGATAGCAGAAGTCAAGCCGCTGAAGTTTGTTGAGATCGTTGCCGCTCCAGTGCTTGACCGCTCCCCATTAAGAAACACGGTTGTTTGATTGGATGCGTTACGACAAGCAACAACGTGATACCAAGTATTGGCTTGCAGTGCAGGGACTGTGAAGTTGTTATTAGCTACGTTGTATTGACTGACATTAATAGTAGTGCTGGTCATGCGAATGTCTAACGCACTGTTATAACCAGAAGTAGCAACAACACCCAACGGCGCTTTGAATGTTGAAAACCCGTTTAAGCTGTAGATCCAAAACTCGTAGCAAAAAGCACCTGATCCAGCGGCAGTGCCGGTCCAAGTTAGATAATCCGCAGGAGCCGTCCCATCAAAATACCCACTCCCGCCCGTGACCAGTGGAGACGATTGCGTTGCCGGGGCGAAGGGGGAGAAGGCTTGGACTAGGGGTCCGTTATTTGGCGTGATGGTGAAGTTGTTTGAACTTGCGTCACGAAACCGGTTTGATTGGCATGTAAGGAGTGACACCGTACCGGTAATTGAACTCGCTACGTTTGTGCCAGTAGTACCGACAGACGAAATAGTGAGTGCAGCATCTGGAGGTGTGAAATTCCCGGTGTAAATCGCTTGGCTCTTGATGATGCGAACGTTTGATATGTACCCAGTAAAGCATCCATTACTGCCATCTACGGAGAAACCTTTTGCGATCTGAAAGCCGCCGCCCGTAAGGTCAATTGAATCCGACGATGTTGGAGATCCGTACTGCGTTCCGTTAATGAAAAACCGAAGCGTCGTACCTTGTCGCGTAACTGCAATATGCACCCATGTATTAGTCGATACGGTAGATGTTGCGCTATAACTTGTTGTCCCGTTTGTTAACTTTAATGTTCCCGTATTATCCAAACGAAGGGTCCAGCCCGAAGGAGTTGATGCTCCACCTAAAACCCCAGCATATGGTTTTTGTGTCGGACCGTTTACAAATGCTTCAATTGAAAAATCGCCCGTCCCGAGTTGCAGTGGCGAACCGCTTGGACCGGTAAGCGAATCATCGGAACCATCAAAATAATTCCCCCACCCCGTAGGACTGAACGGGCTGAACGTCCCTTGGGTCGTATTACCATTCTTCGTAACGATGAACTCGTTAGGACTGCTATCTATAAATCCGATGTTTTGTGATGCTGCGCGGGTCTGGAGGGTGAGGAGTTGGGTGTTGGTGACAGGCTGAAGCGGAGCGACTGGGCCTCCGGCGGGAGGAACGATAGCGGTGCCAACAACATATCGAATGTTGCACATATATCCCGCAAATAAGTCTGAACCTGTATAGCCGGAACCAATATACAAAGCGCCACCTGCGCTACCGGCACCCCATGTAGCCGTCCCAGAAGCTGTTCCGTTTAAGTAAAACGTAATGGCGTTTGCATTACAAACAATCGCAAGGTGACTCCATTCATTAACCTTAACAGTCGCTGTTGAAGCAAAGTTGCTGTTGCCAAATTGGATAATTCGCAATAAACCGCTTGCAAGATAAATGGAATGCCCCGTAGACGATGCGTTTGTTGTATTGCTGGATAACACGTTAGATGACAAAGATGTTGGGTAAACAAAACATTCCCAAGTCCATGTCGTGTTGGACTCAATGCGATAAGCAGAGCTACTTGCTATGCTTAAATAATCTGCGGCGGTTCCAGTTCCAGCCCCATCAAAATACCCCGCGCCGGTCGTGAAGTCGGTAGATACGAAAGGCGAGTTGTCGGTGACTTTGGTAGTGCCATTGACTGAGCTAAGGGTTTTCCCGGTTGCGTCAAGAAAGCGGTTGCTCTGACAAGTTAAAAGCAGTGTGTTTGCGTCAGATTGATATGGCGTCGTTGGAACGCTGATCGTTCGCGCCACGTTGGAATAGCGAACATTGGAAAGATAACCCTGAATGTTGTACGGCGAAACATAATTAACGCCGCCGATCATAATTGTGTTTGCTGGCAATGACGCTGTACTCGTCCCTTTTGCTACTGCAACGCCATCAATATAAAGCGTTGTTTGATTTGTTCCGGTGCCGCTTCTGACCACTGCAATGTGATACCACTGACCTACGTTTGGCGTCCAAGAATAAGAAATAATAGTTGCGCCTGGGTCAGAAAATCTAAGAGTATTTCCAGACGAAGGTTTATCAAGTGTTATGCCAGCGGTAACAGAAGTTCCTTGATAAAACAGCGTTTGGTTGCCAGTCCACGCGTCAAAATTTGCAAATAATTCAACAGTAAAGTTACCAGTGCCTATGGCAAATGATGCGTCAGAAGCAAATACCAGATTTGACGTTGAGGATGCAAAATAATTGCTGTAATTTGCCCCGCCATACGGACTAAACGGCCTGGGCGACACATCCCCATTCGGCGTGACCAAGAAGTTGTTGGTACTTGCGTCCGAGTTGTAGGCCAGAGGCTGTGTCATCGCCTGTGGGCCTGTCGTGTTGGGGACGTTGCCTTGTAGTAGCAGGGTCGTGTAGTTGAAATATGGGTCGCGCTGGAACGGCCACTGATTGTTGCGCTGATAAACAAGCTGGTCTTTGAGTGACCAGACGCCCTGAGCCGATGATTGCGTGGGCGTGACGTTTGGTAGCTTGATGATGTTGCCGGGGAATCGGGACATGCCTGTTCCTATCGTGCAAGACTGAGTCTGAAAGGATATTCTGCGAAAGCGGCGTAGATGTAGGTATTGCTTGATCCATTGGTCCACGAATCAGAATTTCGCAGCTTAAAACCGTTTGAAAGAATGTCGATGTCCAACGTTGATCCTATGGTGGCCTCACTACTAGAAAGATCTGGGCATAGCACAGTATCTGCCACGTTATAAATGTTCCTTGCTGTATCCCACAGAACCCATGAGGACCCAGAGGTGTTTGTCCTTTTGATTAGGAGAAACGCAGGCCTGAACCCGAGATAAACAAACGTACCATCCGCCGAGCCATTGCCGGTATACGAACCAAATGCGCTGAAGCCGGGAATGGCGGCGAAGCAGTAGGCGACGTAAGTTGCACCAGAAGTATTTGGCGTTAAATTAGATCCCAATGAAAATACATTTAATGTCGGGGCCGTGCTGTTAAATACATCAGTAACACTTGTTTGAGCTATCGTGTCATTTAACTTGAGGATATAAGCCCACGATGAAAGACTGCTATGGCCAACGATCCAATCTTTTACGATTGACCGGCTTTTTAAAATAATCATGGAAGGGGCAACTCCCAACCCATGACCTACCGTAGCATTGGCTCCCGTGCCCGTATAGGTCACCACACTGAACCCAGACGATGGATTAGCCCTTACTGAGCTTGTAATGGTTCCTTGTGTATTACTGACCGTTGAGCCGCCTGCATTCCAGCACCAAGCAACCATTGAATACCCTGATCCATTCCAGTCACCTGCCGATCCAACAGTGAAACCGTCCACGTTAAACGAAGTTAATGCAGTCGTTAAAGATCCTTGCAACGCAGTATCGTTTGAATAAAGCTGGCTATTAGTGCCGCGTACAGCGTCTGTTAGGTTGTGCCACTGTGTACCAGTCCTGTTTTTTACCCAAACCAGATCAGGCTGAAATCCAACACCCGTGATGCTCTGCGTTGCCCCAGTACCGTTATACAGCACTGTATTGAAGTAATTATCAGCCTGATTGGTGGATGTCTGACCAATAGCAGGAGCCGAAAGATTCGTCGTGCAAAGGGCTTTGAATCCTGTTGGTGCGGTATAAGCGAAGGGGCGTTGGCCGAAGTTAAAAATAATTGTTGCAGCCGATACACTGCTATTTGCTATAGCAAACGGGAAATAAGTCGCTCCGCTTGCTGGCGTGTATGACACGGAAGATCCGTACGCAACGCCGTTTTTATAAAACTGCATTGAATTGGCATCGGCATTCCATGCAACACCAATTAAATCATTCGTCGTATATCCGGGCAATCCGCTTTGAGAAGTAGATCCATTTGCATAAATGAATGTGTTGTCAACTCTAACATTGACTTCGGAAGAGCCGCCGTAAGGAAGTCCCACGGATATGCCAATAGATGGTACGGCAACCGTCCCAATTACTTCCCAATACCATTTACCAGACGCAGGCAATCCAAAAGTACCTGTCACACCAAAATAAGAGCCGGTCCCAAAAGCTACCTGCAAGTTCCCGTCAGAATAAGTTTTTGTTACCCCTCCGCTAAATCCCGGAACTCCAGTGCCAAGCGGATTCAGCGTACAGTAATTCCCCCTCACCTCACCGCCAAGGCCCGTATCTGTGCCGTACAGACTTGGCACATCCAGTAAGGAATCGTTGCCTGATCCTGCTGTTACTGAGAAGTTATTAGGCGTCCAGTTGTTGCCATTGCCACTAGCGTCGTAACCAAGCGCCGTTGTGGTTGAGTTGTTCGTAAAGGGCAGTCTAAAGCCGTTGGTGCCGTAGGTTCCGGTGTAACGCTTGGGAACCCATACGCCTGTTTGTGCGTCGGTTTCGCCGAAGGAAGATGGGGTTAAAGCTTGGCCGTCAACGAAGTTGACCTCGGCCATGTAGCCGTTGAAATAGGACGTATTCCCGCCGATGTAGTGAGCGGCCGTGCTATTGATCGCGCTTTGTGCGTTTAGCGGAATTGAGTTGCCAGTCGTAGAGGCTGTGATCAAGGAGCCATTTACATATAGCCTTAACCTATCCGCCGCAGTTCCGTTGGTTGTGTCCCAAGTCGCTACGATGTGATACCAAGCAGAAGGGTCGCGGTAAACAGCAGTTGTCAGGACATAATAATCCGCACCAGTGCCGTTGTAATTTTCTACAATGATCTTTTGGCTTGAGTCACCATTACTGAATCGGATGCTATTTGAATTGACGCCGCTTGTGCCGTTTGCTCCAAACAAAATATTCTGGGTGTCAGTGACAGAACTGCGCTTGACCCATCCGCTCCAAGTCCACGTTGTCCTACTCCCGTCTGCTGCTGGCGTCCTATTCAGATATGTTGAATCCGCACTGTTAAACCTCAAGCTCCGCTGGATCACATTAGGCGGCAGAGGCCATGCGTTCTGTACCTGTGCAGAGGCTTGCTGCTCAAGCTCCCAGACACCTTGTGCCGACGATTGAGTCGGCAGTGTTGGGGCAGACGTGATATAGCTGCCTAAGTAGCGGTCTAAGCCCATTATGGTGCCGTGATCGCTTCGTAAGAGGCAACAAACTCAAGTGCGCTTGCAGTGCCGACTGTAGCCACAATTGATTGCGTCTGGTCGATATAAAGCGCAGTGGTCTTGTCAACAAGCACAAGCGTCGAGTTGGCAGGCACCGTGATCTGATAAGCGATCCGGTAAGCCGTACCGCCACCACTGATTGCCGAGTTAACCGACAGCGTTACCGTCGCAGCAGCCGAAGTCACATTAGATGCCGTGATGAAATCAACCCGATGAACGACATTACCTGTGGCCGTAGGCGTTAGAGCCGTCCACGTTGTAGCGCTTGTCGTAGAGGGGATCAGGTAGCTGGTACTACCTGTGATCGTTGATACGTTAACAATATTTGGAGCTGCCATGATTAAAAACCTTTCCGCTAGAACCCAAAAATCATTGACATAGCGATTGCTTTGCCTGTTGTAATGCCACCGCCGCCACCTGCTGCATCAATCGTGATCGTGCCATTACCATTCGTGATGGTGATGTTTGTTCCTGCAGTAAGTGTCGCCTTGCTTAAGCCCCCTGTGGCGGTGTTACCGATCAGCAGTTGGCCATTCGTATAGCTGGTCTGCCCTGTACCGCCGTTGCCAAAGGCTAATGTGCCCGTTACCCCTGTCGTCAGTGGAAGGCCCGTCGCATTGGTTAGCGTACCGCCCGAGGGCGTTCCTAAGGCGCCGCCATTGACAACAAATGCGCCTGCAGTGCCTACGTTCACGCCAAGGGCTGTAACGACGCCGGTCCCTGTTGTTACTGTCGAAGGTGCGGCTCCCGCTCCACCACCAACCATGAGGGCGTTAAGCGTAAGGGCTGCAGAGCTTGCAATCGACGTACCTGCGGAGAAGTAAGGAATACCGCCCGAATTACCCGCTGTAAGCCCTGTGCCGCCGTTAGTGACTGCAAGCGTTCCTGCTACCGTAACAGCGCCAGAAGTGGGTGTTGATGGCGTTAAGCCTGTGGTGCCAAACGTAATGCTTGATAAGGCCGAAGCTGGCGCAGTGCTCTGCCAAGTCGTGCCGTTGGACGTTAAGACATTCCCGTTGGATCCTGGCGCAACAAACTGAACGGCTGCCGTTCCGCTACCAAGAATGACGTTGTTAGCCGCCAGAGAAGTTGCCCCAGTGCCGCCATTGGCTACAGGAAGCGTCCCAGTCGCTGAAGAAACGTTGACCGTGCCTAGGGTCTGCTTGAGTGAGCCGAAGCTGTCAAACGTGCCTTCAAGGCTCCAGGTATCGTTTGGATTCAGGGTAACTCGAGCGATCGTCCGCTGTGTGCCGTTGTTGTCGTACTTAACAATGACAGTATTAGCGACTGTGTCCTTGTTCTCGATCGTGATCTTTTTGATGATCCGTCGATAACCAGAAGCGGGAGCCGCGACAACAGTGACATCAGTCGTGCCGTTCAGGGCGCCATCGTTTGCGCCTTCAGCGAAGACCACGCCATTGTTGTCAGCGTAAGAAGCCGTGAAGTCCGGATTGGTCGTCGTGGCCACCCCGGCCATACTGACCTGGATGGTTTTTAGGGTGCTGTCAAGAACAAGAGTTGTCATGTTCGCCTCTTAGCAAAGGAACCAAGCGTAAGCATTACCAGCGCCGCCGCCGCCACCACCGCCTGAAGCATCAATCTGGATACCTCCTGCAGTATTTGTAATTGCAATATTGGCACCTGCCGTTAGTGTTGCTAATGCGAACCCTGTGCCATTTCCGATTAAAAGCTGTCCGTTTGTCGGTGTCGCTGAGCTACCGGTGCCACCGTTTGCGATGCCTAAGGTACCCGTGATTTTAGATGCTGCAAGCGAACTAATCCAGCTTGGATTGGTATACGTTCCAGTCGTATAGACACCGTCCGTTACCGTCGCAGCGTTACCCGATACCGATATGTTCCAGGTGCCCGAGGCTCCTGAGCCTGTAGCCGATGGTGCACCGAGTGTGTTGTAAGAGATTGTCCTGGCAGCAGAGCCGTTAAAAGTCGTGCCAGACACGTCCCCGGAGCCAGAATTCGAGAAGGTGACTGAGTTGGTCACACTACCTGCAGAAGTCGCCGTAGAGGCCGTATCAGCGTTGCCAGAGATCGAGATCGCCCAGGTCCCCGATGCGCCTGAACCCGTAGCAGAAGGAGCGCCAATCGAGTTGTAGGAGATCGTGACAGCAGAAGATCCGTTAAAGGTCGTGCCCGATGCCGAGCCAGATCCCGAGTTGTTGATTGTCAGTGCGTTAACAACAGAGCCGGCAGAGCCAGTCGTGTTTTGGTTAAGCGTTGGGACATCGGCCGCCAGCATGGCCCTGAAACTTGGCGCACCTGAGGTTCCATTAGGTCCGGCGAAGATGAAGTTCCCTGACGTGGAAGAAGCACCCGTTCCACCATTAGCGATCGGAACAATGCCTGTCAGGCTGATGTCTGGTGTACCGCCACCCGAAGATGCAAGAGGGGCGGTTGCAGTGACTGCGCTGACACCAGATCCGCCTGCGGTGGCAGAGATCGTAATCGTGCCGTTTCCGTTGGTGACCGTAACGTTGGTGCCTGCAGTAATCGTGGCCAGGGAGAAGCCTCCCGAAGCGTTACCGATTAAAAGCTGACCGCTTGTAGGTGCGACCGTACTGCCTGTCCCGCCATTAGAGATGGCCAAAGTTCCCGTAACACCTGTGGCAAGCGGCAGGCCTGTGGCGTTACCGAGAGAGATAACAGAAGGCGTACCAAGATCTGGCGTGATAAGAACGGGCGAAGTGCTTAGAACAACATTACCCGAGCCTGTCGTCGAATAAGAGGTGCCCCAGGCGCTCCCCGTTGAGTTGGGAATACCAGCGCCAGGGTAGACCATCCCGGAGGCTGCCACGGCCCATTTAACGCCTGTGGCGGTCGATGAGTCAGCCGTTAAGACATAGCCGTTTGTGCCGACAGCAAGACGGTTAGATGAGTTAACGCCATCCCCAACGATGATGTCGCCCTTGGTCGTGATGGGAGACAATGCGTTGAAAGCTAAAGAGGCCGTGGTCTGACCGGTACCGCCGTTAGCGATAGGTACAGCGCCAGAGATTGAGATGGTAGGCGTTGTGCCACCACTGGACGCCAATGGCGCCGTAGCGTTAACCGCGGTGACCGTACCAGCACCTGCAGTCGCAGAGATTGTGATACCGCCAGAAGTATTCGTAATCGAGATGTTCGTGCCGGCCGTGATGTTTGCGACCGTGTAATTGCCTGCCGAGTTACCGATCAGGACCTGACCATTTGTTGGGGTTGTGGTCGTTCCCGTACCGCCATAGCCGACCTCTAAGGACCCGCCCATGGTGATCGTGCCGTTAGAGATGACTGGGCCACCCGTGAAGGTCAGCCCTGTGGTGCCTCCAGAGACGTTAACCGACGTGACCGTGCCTGTTCCTGCGCCTGTGACAAGAGGTCCCCAAAGGCCGTTTGAGTAGCCTTCAAAGACGTTGCTTGTCGTGTTGTATCGGATGGTCCCGTTTGTTGCTGATATAGCACGTTCCGCGGTGGTTCCTGAAGGGACGACCACGCCGGCAACACCGGGGAGCACGGGGTTGGAGGCAATACTAATGGTCGGGTTGCCCGCATTGCCGTCTCCGTTAGCGACTGAGATTTGGTTAGCAGTACCAGCAATACTCAGTAGCTGGGCATTACCTGCAAGATCTCTTCCCAGTAAGCCGGCGCCTGAGGTCAGGTTGGCTAGGTTTAAGAGAAAGCCCGTGACTGACAGGGTTGGGTTGCCTGCTACGCCATCAGCGTTAGCAATCGACAGACCGTTACCAGAGACGGCTACAGAGCGGCTTAGGACTGTCGTACCGTTCTTGACGATGATGCCATCAGAGGCGGCCACAAAAGCGGCTAGAACACCCGCTAAATTGATCGTAAGGGGGTTCTGAGCGCCACCATCGGTAAGTGACAGGCCAGAGCCAGCTTGGAGGTATCGGCTGTTAGCTAAGCCTGCCTGCTGCGTAGCTGTCAAGAAGGTGAAGTTCAGGATGGGGACAGCAGCAATAGCGCCTGTCGTGGTCTGAACTGTTGAGCCGTTCTGACTAATCGGCACCGACTCGTTGCCGGTCAGTGCGGCTGCGTTCGGTAGTTCTGAAATTCGCAGATTAGGCATATCAGTCTTCCAGGCCGTCGATGTTGCCGTTCACAGGTACATGGCCCTGCTCAGGCGAGATGATAGACGTGTTATACGGATTTGTAATCAGCGCATCGTGCGTGACCTCGAGCGGTGTATCCGGACGAGGAAAACGCAGCGTGATGCGCTCAGTCTGTCTTGCAGGAAGCCGATAGGGGTCGTACTGATCCTTGCAGCCCTGGTCGCATACCATCAGACCCGGGTAGTTCGGGTCCGAAGAAAGCTGCACATAGGCCCTCTTCATGCTGCAGCGGCCACATATCGCAATCGATAGGACCGTGTTGCCATGGGTGTCAAGGAATCTGGGCATTATCGTGTGTACATCGAAATGTTCGGCGCGAAGTAGATAGGACTTCTGTCGCGCTCTTCCTGCTCGGCGTCGTAAAGCGCCTTCTCGGAGTATTTCTCAAGCAGCAGAATGCGATTCTCCTGAACATCGGGAAGCTCAAGACTCATCGCGTGGGCAAGCATGGCCTGGATGGCAGGAAACCAGCGTTGCGGGACCTCGATGGAGTCCTTTAAGGCACCGACGTCTTGGATCTGACGCTGTCTCCAGCAAACCATCTGCACGAAGCTGTTATTGGGCACTGGCCACAAGTAAACCTGGGGGTCTAGCTTGCGGTCGAACCAGAACTGCAAGGGCTGATTGCTTGGAAAGTTGCGGTTTGGCAGGTTCGTGTAGTCGTCTTGATTAAGCCTTGCCATCGGAATATCAGTCACCGTGGTGCCAAAGTAGACCTCACGCATGACCAACGTACCAGAGACGGCTCTTACGCGGTAATAAGGCACCGATACCCCAGGCTCAATCGTGAACCATGTCCACTCGTTATCCACGAGGGCCGTTGAGCCAGGGTTTTTAAGCGTGCTCCAGGTCGATCCGTTAGCGGAATACTCGATGATCAAGTTGACCGTCGAAGTTGTTCCAGGCAAAAGCCCAACCATCGTGACGTAGGTATCGCCCGTGTACTGAATGGCAATGTTTCCGCCAGCAGAGGTCTGTGTGCAAATGGTCTCAGTATTCTCATCAAAGGCGTTGGAGACCGTTCCACCAGCAGAAGAGGTATAAGTGCCCGAAGGCCTCATTGTCTTGCGGTAGAGGACGTTTCTGACGTCGACTGTGCCCACAGGCAGGTCATAGATGTACTGCAGGGCCTTCATGCCGATGATCGTCTGCTCGACGCACCAGAACTGAATGCCTCTGTTTGCGAGGTTGGATAGGAGGTAGTAAAGGTTTTGCTTGGAAGCGTTAACCTGCTCGACCGTAAGCTCTTCAGCGACCTTACCGCAACGACGAGCCCCGTGATCGATAAGGCTCTGTGTCGTGATGACTGTTTGGCCTACCGTGCCCGATGTGGTCATCTCTACCCCTTAGCATTTCCAGCGCCGCAGGGACGCTTTAGCGCGTTCTGCAGGGCCTTTGGCATTATCCACGACCCCTTGCATCCTGGCGCAAAAGGAGCGCTTTCTGGCGCCTCCTTCAGGCTGTGGAGCCTTCAGATTTGATCCTGTCTCTCGGTTGTATTTCTCTCTACCCTTGGCGGTAAGACCCGCGCCTTTAGAGACCGGAAGCTTCTCGCCACGGCCAACCGCAAGGCTCGGACCGCCCTCTTTAAGTCGTTCAGGAAGCTTTTCATAGGATTTCTTTCCGACGTTTGATTTGGTGTACTCAGACCCTACGCTCGGCTTGATACCGACCTTCTTAGCGAACGAGGGGTTATGGGCCACCGCCTGCATCAGGCGGAACTGCTCTTTCGATTTGGCAGGCATTTAGGCTACCTGCTGCATGGTTGCAATAACGGAAGGGATCGCAGGGTAAGCCGGTGACACGCTGGCGGGCAAATGCTCCATCGTCAAGGTTGCAACCGTTGGGAGCCATACGATTTCAACGTACTGGGCCGCGGTGAGCGATAGGAAAATATTCCAGGCTGTAACCCCATACCCAAAAATACTAGCCGACTTCCTCGCCGGGATCGTTACCTGGGTTGCGGAGTTCGCAAGGTCGGAGCCGTTTACGCGGAACCAGATCGTAACGTCCTCTTGCGTGTTCTCGACGTTCTTAAACTGCGCACTGAATTGCAGGTTATAAATCCCGGTATTGGGAACAGTAATCCTGCTGCTGCTTGCGACCGTAACGCCGTCTGCAACATCGACAGCGCTGAAGGTCATAACCGTGCCTACGCTAATACTTCCAGTTTGGTCGACGTTGCTACTAAAGGCACCGTAAGCGTTATCAAAGTTACGAAGGCTATCAAGCGTGGCCTTTACGTTCGCACCGCTTTGGACAAGCGGGACAAGCTCCGTACCCGTCAGGGTTGCGGCGGTAGGCATTGCTGAAATCTTTTGGTCGCTCACGAGGCCTCCAATACGATCTTGCTGTTGTCTTCTTGAAGAACATAACCTGGGTCTGTCTCATCAAGAATGTAGAAGGTGGTTGCCGGGGTTCCGCCATACATATCGACCACGCCGTTATCGCCAACGTCCAGGCCCCAATCCGTGCCACCAATGACGTTTTGAGCCCCTACGCCACGAGCGAACCCGTCTGACGTATTGGCTTGATTAGCAACGCCGGTGTAGCCGACGATGCCCATCAGATACCCGCTTGAACGAGATTAAGCGTTGCGGTACCCGATCCCGAGTTCACCAGGACCTTAACGCCGGTAACCGGGAAGGCATAGTTGCCATCGGCGTTGGCCACTTGCGAGGCTACCGTAGGATGCGAGAACCAAGTCGAGAACCCAATCGCGGGGTCGTCGAAAGTGTGCTGAACGGTATAGTTGACCGTGCCAGTCACGGTTACACCAAACCCGACGTTAAACGGGCTGATGTTGGTATTCATGACCAGAGCACTGCTTGAGCCTACTCCTGTCTTTGAAACGGATTGAACTTTCATTGCAAGTCCTTAAAGTAAGCGGGGGCCTTAGCCCCCACCGTTTCAGCACGCGCCGCCGTAGGCCTTCTTAGCAATCCGACCGCCCTTTTTGTGGGTGTCAGCAAGCTTCGTAATGTACGGAGGTTTGGTAGCAGGCACCTTCGGGTACTTCACTGCTTTGCCGTCGTCCTGAAGTCCGCCATTCTTGAACTTCTGGATAACACCACCGGTTGCGTACTTCTCAATCACACCACCAGTCTTGTAAGCAGCTACGCCACCCGATTTGAGGCCCTTGTGCGCCTTCGAGGCAGGCTTACCCTCATGAGACTTGAGCTCCTTCTTGATGCCTTTCATCTCGGCCATCTCGGCCTTGTGCATCGATCCGGACTCAACTTCGCCGCCCTTCTTGCGCATCATTGGACCGCGCATACCGCCCTTGGGCACGGTCATCTTGGGTGCGATACCACGACGTGCAGCCATCGGAATACCGCGCTCCGAGGGTGCTGCAGCTTCAGGCATACCGCCCATTGCTTTGCGTTGAACATGGCCACCTTTCTTCAGCTTCAACTCCACTGAAGGCTCGGTGGTCATCATTTTCACCATTGGCTTGAACTGACCCATGATCCGCTCCTTATGCGAACGACTTGTAGACGATCGTCACACGAGCAGCCCCGGCAGATGCCGCGGTACCGGTCTGGCTATAGGTCACGGTTGCATAGTCAACGTCACTTGTGCCGACGTTAGCCCAGGCGCTGTATACACCGGTCGTGGCGACCGAAATGCGGCCAGCAGAGCCAACGGAAGTCGAAGCGACATAAGCAGCAGCCGATCCCGTCTTGCCTACCGTGACCGTGTTGGTCGAGGCGGCATTGAAGGCAGTCGTCACGTCGATGTTGACATCAACGATCTGAGCGCCTGCGGGAAGCGTGCCAATGGTGACTGCGCCGGTGTCCGTGTAAGCGATCGTTGCTGTGATCGCTGACAGTACACCTGCTGCATTTGTCACACTGTTGTTGTACGCCATTTTTCTCTCCTATGAGGAGAGGGGCCGAAGCCCCTCGCCGGTTTAGACGCCAGGAGTACCGTACATGGCACGCGGGTCGGTCCAGCCGATGTCATAACGCTCGGTGGCCTTGTAACGCATGGAGTCGGTTTCAAAGTCACCTTCCATGGTCTTTTCAAGGGCACGGCGCATCATCAGCTTCATGCCTTCCGGTGCGTCGGTCTGCACCCACCATGCGGTAGGCGAGGTCAAACGGCTAATAACCGAAGCGCCCTCGGACAGCAAGCCAATCGATTTGATCGGGTTGATGTCGTTGTTTGCGGTACCAGCACGCAGAACACTCTTGAGCAGAACTTCAGCCTGGAAGGTATTGCCAGGAGCGACAACCAGCTTCAGCGGGTTCAAACGGATCTTCTTGCCGTTGTTGTCAACAGCCTGACGGATCTGGATGAGCATCTGCTCGAGCGACGTTTGCGAGAGGTTCGCAGCAGTCGTAAGCAGGTTGCTGAAGGTGCCAGAGACGATCGGGTGAGAGGCGGAGTTCAAAGGAACGCCATCGCCACCGTTATAGCCTGCGGTAAAGGCACGGTTGAGCACGTTGGCTGCCAAGGTCTCCTTGGTCTCAACGAGAGACTGTGCGAGATGCTTAGCATAGACCTGACCAATCCGGATATGGTCGCCGTCTTCCACGAGCACTTTGGTCAGTGCGAAGGCCAAGCCATAGACCTTGTACACATAGCGCTTGAGGAAGAGTACGCCGCCCTGCTGATAAGTGACGGGAGTGCCGTCAGGCATTTCAGGGGCTGCGCCGAAACCATAGAGGACCGGCTCTTCGTGGTAGTTACGGGGAATACCATTTTGCTCACGGAAAACGGTAGACCATTCATCGGCTCTTTGGTCGTAAATGCCGTCGAACGATTCGTTAAGGATCGGTTCGACAATCGACCGAAAGTCGGTACTGCGCATCGGGGCTGCCATGATCTAGCCCTCCTTAAGCGATGGTTACGGGGTAGACAACACCGGAAGTGTTGTAGATACCGCCGAACTGGTGTTGCGCAATCTGTGCGCGGACGATGACATAGGTATCACCCCAAGCGTTATCGGGGTAAGGCGCAATGTCGATCACTCGCATCTGCTTGGATGCGTTAGCAGAGGCTGCAGTCGTTGCAAGCACACACGCGGAAAGCCCTGTGGTGGTCGAGCCTGCAGTCGTCGAGGCCAGATCATATTCCTGACCGATTGCGGTTTGCGCAAGGGTCGCGTTGGTCTGGATCTCATAAACGATTGCGGGATCGCTGTAGAAATAAGCAACGATTTCAGTCGCAGACGTGTTGGCAGGCCAATAGTTGGAAACACGACGACGACCAGTGGTGTCGGTGAACTCAACGCCTGCAAAACAACCTACGAAGGCTTCAGCGGCTGCTGCGGGAACGATAGCGCCCGTAGCAACGTTGATCTTCACAGGCTGACCTTTAAGAATATTCGCGTTGTAACCAGACGCGATGCCGTTAGCAAGTGCCTGTGCACGATCCAGCCCCGAGGGGTGGTATGCAGGCCGCATGCCAAAGGCTGCAGAGGTAGCACTCATTTCTCAGACTCCTGAGGTTTCAACCCTCGAATACCGGGGGTCGATGTGGTTGATCGAAATTCATCCCGTCGCCCTCAACCATGCCAAGTCGTCTGCCGTTTGAGTCGCGTGCGCCTTGCAGTTGCTCGACTTGCACCCGGATCTTTTCCTGCTCTTCCAGGGGCGCATCAAAGTGTGCTTGCGTCATGTAGTCCTGATAGATGTCCATTGGAAGCTTGAACAGAATCATTTCGTTACATGCTACAAACCCTGCAAACTCGCCTGCTTTCACTTTTAGATGCTCAAAGCCGGGAAGATCATCAGCTTTAACAGGCTCGTAGCCCAGGCGCATCCGCTTGTGAATCGGATCAT